AATTGAGAAAGCCAAAGCCACTTACAATACTCAGAAGTATAAAGCAGATCTTAAGTCTAAGGCTCAGAAAGAGAAAGATATAAGAGCTGCTAAAGAAGAGAGAAATAGAATTAAAGAGAATTCTAAGACAATGTTACTTGCTAGAAAAAAGCAAGGTAAGTTTGATAGGCTTAACAAAAAGGAAGAAGCTAAGTTGGACAACCAAGGTCGACAGAAGATCGGTTTTGGCAAAACTAAGAACATGTCTGATGAAGATCTGAAAAATGCTATTGAGAGATTGAAATTGCAGGCAGAGTATAATAAGCAGTATGCTCTTGCAACGTCCCCTAATTCAGCGCTTGCTAAAGCTGATAGGTTCTTCGAAGGGCCTACTGGTAAAATGATAAGCCAAATTGCTATAAATACTTTACCAGATATTCTTAAGACTACCACAAATAAGATGATCGAAAAGCAGCTGGAAGGAAAGAAGGATAAATATAGTGATCCTCTGGATAAGGCAGCAAAAGAAGCAGAAATTGCAAAAACAAATGCAAATGCAAAATTCTTCGACGCTCAAGCACAACAAATGTTGTCTAAATTGAATGAAAGTAGCAACACATCTGCAATAAAAGATTTAATACAACTACCACAAGCATATCCCGATGCCCCAAGATCATCTGATATTCCTAAAACTACACCTGTACAGGTGTCAACTATAGGAAAAACAGTAAGACCTGAATTCTATAATGTTGGGAAAACAGTTGCTCCTGGCTATAGTATAATTCCTAAAACAACAGCTCCTGAGAAAAAGAAGAAAAAGAGATAAGGAAGGTAATTCAAAATGGGATTGACTTTTGGAGAAAGGCTGAAACATTCTTGGAACGCCTTCATGAACAAAGATCCCACGGAGGATAAGCGATATATAGAATTAGGTCCGAGTAATACCAGACGACCTGATATGTTTCGTGCAACTCGTGGAACTGAAAAAACGATTGTAACCGCTATCTATACTCGTATTGCAATCGATGTAGCAGCACTTACATTCGAGCATGTTAAAGTTGATGAAAATGGTCGATATACGGAGACCATGAAAACAGGACTCAATTATGTACTTACAACTGAAACAAACATTGACCAAACAGCAAGGGCATTTATACAGGATGTTGTTATGTCAATGTTTGACGAAGGTGTAGTTGCAATTGTTCCAGTAGATACTACTTACAATCCTCTTAAGACAGGTTCATATGACATTCAAACAATGCGTGTCGGTAGTGTTGTAGAATGGTTTCCGCAATATGTTAAAGTTAGACTTTACAATGACAGAACTGGTAAACATGAGGAAAAGATACTTCCTAAAAAGATGGTTTCTCTTATAGAAAATCCTCTCTATGCTGTTATGAATGAACCAAATTCAGTAGCAAAGAGACTTATTAGGAAGTTAAATATTCTTGATGCAGTTGACGAACAATCAGGTTCTGGTAAACTTGACCTTATTATTGGTTTGCCTTATGTTATTAAGACTGAGGCAAGAAGAGAACAAGCTGAAAGAAGACGTAAAGACATTGAGCAACAGTTGTCTGGGTCTAAATATGGTATTGCGTATACAGATGGAACAGAACATATAACACAGCTGAATCGATCTGTAGAAAATAATATGTTTAGTCAGATACAGTATTTGACAGAGATGCTTTATAATCAGCTCGGTATGACGCAGAATGTATTTAATGGTACAGCGACTGAAGAGGAAATGCTTAATTACCACTCCAGAACAATAGAGCCAATAGCTTCTGCGATTACTGATGAAATGTCTAGAAAATTCCTAACCAAGACAGCTCGTTCTCAACACCAAACAATAATGTTCTTTAAAGATCCGTTCAAACTCACTCCTACAGAGAAGCTTGCAGATCTTTCAGACAAACTTACACGTAATGCGATTCTGTCTTCTAATGAACTTAGAGCTATTATTGGATACAAGCCAGTTGATGATGCAAGAGCTGACGAACTTAGCAATAAGAACATTAATCAGTCTCCTGAAGAGATGGAAAATAATCCGATAACAACTAATGAAAAAGAAGATGAAGAATAAATATTACGAAAGGAGAAAAATTCAAAATGAAATACGATTTTAGTGGATATGCCACTAGAAACGACCTCAAGTGTTCAGATGGACGAACAATTCGTGCTGGAGCATTTAAGGAATGTGCTGGTAAGGTAGTCCCTCTCGTATGGCAGCATCAGCATGGTGATCCAATGAATGTTCTTGGCCATGCTCTTCTTGAAGAAAGAGATGATGGCATGTATGCTTATTGCTCATTCAATGATACTGAGCCGGCTAAGCAAGCTAAGAGTCTTGTTATTCATGGAGATGTTAATCAGCTTTCTATTTATGCTAATAAGCTTGTCCAGAAGGCTGGAGATGTCCTTCATGGAGCTATTAGAGAGGTTAGTCTTGTCATTGCAGGAGCTAATCCTGGAGCAATGATTGATAATATTGCCATGGCTCATGGCGAAGATGGCGAATCAGATGAAGCAATCATATATAACGACGATTTCATCGACAATCTTGGAGGTGACTTTGAGGAAACTGTAGAAGATACTGTCGAGCATTCTGAAAAGGAAGAAGAGGTCATCGAACACGCTGATTCTGAAGAAAAACAGGAGGAAAAGAAGATGGCCGAAGATTCCGGTAAGGAAAAGACTGTTCAGGATGTCATTGACACAATGAACGAAGAGCAGAAGAAAGTTATGATGTACCTTGTTGGTGTTGCCGCTGAAAAGGGTGGCGCAAAAGAAAAAGATGAAGATGAAGGAGAAGAAGACATGAAGCACAACGTTTTTGATGGTTCTGATGAGTACATGGGTTCTGCAGATCAGGCTGAGCTGACTCATTCTCAGATTGAGACAATCATTTCTGATGGTAAGAAGTATGGATCTCTTAGAGATTCCTTCCTTGCTCATGCAGAAGATTATGGTATCAAGGATATCGATTGGCTGTTCCCTGAGGCTAAGACTTTCCAGGATAAGCCTGAGTTTATTAGCAGAAAGATGGAGTGGGTCTCCACAGTTATGAGCGGAGTTCATAAGTCACCTTTCTCTAGAATTAAGTCTATGTTTGCTGACATCACAGAGGATGAGGCAAGAGCTAAGGGTTACATCAAGGGTAACCTGAAGAAGGAAGAAGTATTCTCGCTGCTTAAGAGAACAACCACTCCTACGACAATCTATAAGAAGCAGAAGCTTGATCGTGATGATATTATCGACATCACAGATTTCGATGTAGTTGCTTGGATCAAGGCAGAGATGCGTGTAATGCTTGACGAGGAAATCGCAAGAGCTATTCTCGTTGGCGATGGAAGACTTGCATCCGATGATGATAAGATCAATGAAGATAACATTCGTCCTATCTGGAAGGAAGCTGATCTCTTCTGCATTAAGAAGGAAGTTACTGTTGGTGCTGATGATGATGCAACAGCTAAGAATTTCATTCGTGCTGCAATCAAGTCCAGAAAGGACTACAGAGGTTCCGGCAGTCCTGTTCTCTTTACAACAGAGGACTTCCTTACTGATATGCTCCTCCTTGAGGACTCTATTGGTCACGCACTCTATCCTACAGAGCAGGCCCTTGCTACAAAGCTCAGAGTTTCTAAGATTGTTACAGTTCCTGTAATGGAGAACCTCACAAGGTCTGTTACGAAGTCCGGTCAGGCTTACACAAATACTCTTATGGGTATTATTGTTAACCTTAACGATTACAATGTTGGTGCTGATAAGGGCGGAGCTATCTCCATGTTTGATGACTTCGATATCGACTACAACCAGCAGAAGTATCTCATCGAGACCCGTGCATCTGGCGCTCTTACAAAGCCTTATTCCGCAATCGTTCTCGAGAAGTCCGTTCAGGGCGCAGGCTGATGATATTTTAGAATTTTAATAGGAGGAAACTATTATGGATAAGTTTTTCCAGAGAGCTGAAGACAAGAATGTAGCAGCAGTTGCTATTTATGAGAAGTCTGGTGAGACAAAGGCGTATAAGGATGCTGCTTGCACACAGCAGTTCTATACAAGTGAGCTCAAGAATGCATTCATTAAGGGTGCTATCATTGTTCTTGCTTCTAGCGCAGGTTACGTCATTCCTGTTAAGTATGCAGAGTCTTCTTCTGTAGGCTCTGTTTACTACATTAAGCCTAATAGCACAACAGCTACAAGCGCCGATATCGGAACTCTCGCAGCTCTGGCAGATCCTTCATGATCTAATTAGGAGAAAATTCAATGGCAAAGTATTATGGAGAAATCGGCTTTGCCACAACTTCAGAAGATACTCCTGGTGTTTGGGTAGAACATATGACACCACGCAATTATAGTGGTGATGTTCTAAATAACACCAGGAGGCTGGAGTTTCCTGAAAAAGTCGATGCTGATATTAACATTTCTAATCGTATAAGTATAGTAGCAGATCCATATGCTCAGCTGAATTTTCACTCTATGCGTTATGCGGTTTATATGGGTACTAAATGGACTATTAACAGTGTTGAAGTTCAGTATCCAAGATTAATTCTGAATCTTGGAGGTGTATATAATGGATAGTAGATTGGAACTCCAAACTAAATTGGAGCAACTTCTTGGAACCAGAAATGTATACTTTCAACCTCCAGAAAACGTTAAAATTAAATACCCAGCGATAATTTATTCTAGAACTAGAATAGATGCTAGATTCGCTAATAACAATGGTTATAAACTTGATCATGCATATCAGGTTATTTATGTACATTCTAATCCTGATGATTCTTTTATAGATACTCTTGCACTATTTCCAACAGCAAGATTTCAGAGAGAATACACAGCAAATAACCTGTATCATGACGTGTTTATTATATATTACAAATAGGAGGAAACTTCGATGGCTAAACTTGAATGGGATAAGACAGGCGAAAGACTGTTTGAAACCGGTACAAAGAATGGCGTTCTTTATGTTTATGATAGCTCCAAGGTAAATGCATCTACTGGTCCTTATACACCTGGCGTTGCTTGGAATGGTCTCACTGGTGTTACTGAGTCGCCTTCTGGTGCAGAAGCTACAGCTCTTTATGCTGATGATATTAAGTACCTGAACCTCTATTCTGCAGAGGAGCTTGGTGCTACAATCAATGCTTACACATATCCTGATGAATTTGCAGTATGCGATGGTTCTGCTGGTATTGAGGTTCTTGCACCTGCATATTCCTCTTCTAGCACATATGCTAAGGATGCTGTTGTTTCTTATGATGGACACAATTATAAGGCTAAGCAGGCTATTGAGACTGCCGAAGCATGGACAGCTGCTCATTGGGAGCTTCTGCCTTCTACAATGCCTATGATGATTGGTCAGCAGGCAAGGAAGACATTTGGTCTTTGCTACAGAACAGCCCTTGGTAATGATACTGATGGTCAGGATCATGGTTATAAGCTCCATCTCCTGTATGGTTGTAAGGCATCTCCTTCAGAGAGATCTTATGAGACAGTAAACGATAGCCCTTCTGCTATTACGTTCTCATGGACAATTACAACCACACCTGTTTCTTGCACAATCAATGGTGTTACTTATAAGCCTACGGCACTTATTACTATTGATTCTACAAAGTGCACACAGGCTGGTCTTACAGCTCTTGAGAACGCACTCTATGGAACAAATGGCGGTTCTGGTGTTGATCCTACAGATCCTTACCTCCCGCTCCCTTCAGCAGTTTATACACTTCTTGCTTCTACAGCAAACGGCTGATATTGACAATGCTGGGTATTCAGTTAGGCTGGCCCAGCTTTTTATTTAATCTTGAAAGGACTTAAATATTATGTTAAAGAAAACAGTAACTTATGAAGATTTTGATGGTAATGTACGTACCGAAGATCTCTATTTCTTTATTTCAAAGTCGGAACTGGCAGAGATGGAAATTACAACACCTGGTGGTTTCACTAAAAAACTTGAATCTATCACAAAGGCACAAGATGGTGCTGAAATTATGAAAATTTTTAAGGAAATTATCCTTAAGGCCTATGGCGAAAAAGCACCTGATGGTCGTGGTTTTATTAAGAAGAGAAACGGAGTATCTCTTGCAGAAGAGTTTGAACAGACCGCTGCATACGATACACTTTTTACTGAACTTTTAATGGATCCTGATAAGGCTGCTGCATTTATTAATGGAATTATGCCTAAGGATCTTATGAATGAGGCAAATAAGCAGAATTTCCGGGCAAATACATCCGGACTTCCTTCTGGAAATAACTAATTTTTAGAGGTGATTTGAATGCTAAAGATAGTTATACCTGAAAGAGAATTTTTTGATGAAAATAAGAATGAATTTGTTTATTCTAAACCGCAGGAATTAACCCTTGAGCATTCTTTGATTTCTATTTCAAAATGGGAGTCAAAATGGCACAAACCTTTTCTTGACGAAAAGCATAAAAAGACAGATGAAGAATTTTTTGATTATGTAAGGTGTATGTCATTAACAAATTTGCCAGATGATATTTTTGAAAATATTTCTGAAAGAAACAAGGCAGATATATTAATGTATATTAACGATAGTCAAACTGCGACATGGTTTGCAGAAGATAAAACGCCACCACCTAGTAATAAAATAATAACATCTGAAGTAATCTATTCATGGATGATACAAAATGAAATACCATTTGATCCTTGTCAGAAGTGGCATTTGAATAGATTGCTTACACTTATAAGAGTTTGTAGCTTAGATAATATGCCTGCTAAAAAGATGTCCCCAATGAGTATACTTAGTCAAAATGCTTCTTTAAATAAAATGAGGAGAGCTGCTTTGCATACTAAGGGATAATGAGGAGAATTCTATTATGAAGCAAGTAGTTACATTTGGATATGACAAAAGATTCAATGATAGAATTAAAAATCGACTTGAAAAAATGAAAGTCGATAAGAAATTTATTAAGTTAAATGAGTTCGGGCAAGAAGGGGTAGATAGATTAAGAGCTGCTACTCCTGTTCGAACTGGTACAACTGCAAATTCTTGGTATTATGAGATAAATGAGGAAAATGGAAAAACAAGTCTCATTTGGTATAATACAAATGTTAATAAGGGTGTTAATATTGCAGTTATTATAGACTCTGGGCATGCTTCTTTAGACGGTTCCTGGGCTCAAGGATACAACTATATAGATTCAGCAATTTACCCAGTAGTCTCAAAGATTAAAAAATACTTTAGAGAGGAGGAGTAAGAATGCCAGCATCACAAATTGATGAACAAGTTGTAAAAATGTCATTTGACAATTCCAACTTCGACTCTAATGTAAATGATAGTATTAAAACTTTAAATAATTTAGATAAAAGATTAGCAATATTTGATAATAAAGAAAATCTAAATAATATTAATGCTAGCTTTAGTAATTTGGCTAATACTTTTAGTATTAAAGGCCAGATTATGTTTGGTGTTCTCTCTTCTCTGGGTAAAGAGTTATATGGTTTAGGCAAAAAAGCATGGGGCACATTGACTAAGGGAATGAGAGATGGTCTCGGTGAGTATAAGCAAATCATTGACTCAACCGAATCAATCTATCAGAATGTCAAACAAAATGGCAATTCATTACAAGATGTTAATAATGCTCTCGATGAATTA